GTCCACTCGCCAGCCCTGTTTCTAAACAATCTAGCACCACGGCAAGCTGCCAGAAGAGCGCTAATGTTATCAGCTACAGTGTCTTCAGTGCTTAGGGTGATATTAGAGGTAAAGATAGGACTTGATTCAAAACGCTTAGTCTGTACGTTAGTATTCTGCCAATCCCTCAGATACTCATCAGGGACATAAGGGAACATCTTAGTAGATCTTCCTGCCCCATAGCGGTAATATCTGCTAGGTACGAACCCTTCATTCTGTATTAATTGAATACCAATTAGAACGTCTGATACGTTTGCAAAGTCTTCAAAAGAGGGCAAGTTAATCTCGTTAATAGGGATTCCTGCACCGAACTCTTCATCAAGCATATAGTCAAGAAGTTGAAGACCGGGGTTGTCTCGTCGTCCCGTCCAAGTAGAAGGAGCGTTAGGCGAGTTGCTAGATTCTCTGGGGTCATAAAGGTTGTTTGAGCGAAGCTTAAATGACCACTCAGGAATACCTGCAAACTTAGCTTTACCCTTTTCAAGGTCTAGCATTGCTTCACCGTAGCCGTGAATGACATTGCTGAATTTATCGTTAGGTCCTACGCTTCCTCCGCCATTTTTGAATCGGATATCCTCAATGTCTCCTCTGAGGTAAACAGCCCATCCAGCACCTGACTGCCAGTGCTTGTCCCTAGAAACTAACTCTTTATCGTTGTAAGGCTTATCATCTACTTTAACATTAAAGTCTTCAATCTTGTTAAAGCCCTCAGAAAAACGAGCGTTTAATCGGCCTTGAACACAAATAGGCCCTTGAACCCTAAGCATTGTGTTACGAGGCTCTGTCCAAGCACTTTTCTCAGTGTTAGGGTCTTGACAGTATTTGTCTTTTTCTTTATGTCTTGCAGAAACACCAACAGTGTCCTGCTGTTGATACCAAAAAGCTTTACCTGTTTTGTTAGAGGTAGCATTGGTTATAACCATTGCCATTTTACGAGTACCATAAAGGCGCTCTAGGTCTTCATCTAGACCTTGTCTTTGAACATTGTTCTCCTGCTTCCTTTGCTTGGGCTTCATTACAATAGTAGCAATGATAGAGACAGCGGTCAGGATTGCGTTAATTATCGCAAAGATTTCAAATCCAGTTAATGCCATTATCCTGTCCCCCACTCAAGTGCTTCACGGTCATGCTTAGTGCCAGCCTTATCAAAAGATGTATCAAATGTATTACTAGTCCCTACATACTTGTTTAGAGAAGCGGGAGTTGTTCTCATTTCTTTAATGTTTTGAAGCTTACCAAAGCTACTTGTAGTTTCTAAAACAATATCTCCAGTAGGTAAATCCCTGCTTGCGCTTTTAACTAGCCCGTAAGTCCTATAAAGAGGATCATCAGTTTTCCAAGGGTCTGCATCATTGGCTACAAACACATAAGCAGAACAAACCACTTCAGCGTTATGAAAGAAACCTAAGGCAGTAAGCAAGTCGTCATCTGCATCACTAAAGGCGTAATCTAAGGCTTGCTTAAACTGGAAGCGCTGAACTTCTTGGGTTACTTCTCCTGATCTAGCAGGGGCAGAAACCCCTTCTAAATATTGGTTATACCAAACCCGAGCTCCTGTTGCGATTATAGGGTCTACTTCTCTTTTAGCGCTGAGCTCAGCTGTAAAGTTAGTAAAGCAAAAATCAGTTATTCCCCCAGAGTTAGGCACTGCCAGCTTGATTTCAACAAACTGATATACTGGGTGCGCAACTTCCTCTCGTAAGAACCTCATTACTTCAACGTCTGTAAAAGCATATGCCATTATAGCTTCTCCTTAAATTGTAAAGGACCAATTACACCAAGTATACCATCTTCAATTCGGTTTACTGGATTTCCAAAATCTTCATTAACAAAGTATCCGTCAGGGCCATCGTGGTCATTTTTATCTTCTGACAACACTATCTGTGTAGATGTGTCTATTTCTTGAGACAAGGGCTTTGACAAAAATATTGTGCTCCCTGCAACATTGGCTGCTTGGTATAGCTTAGCGTCAACTCTAAATATCTGCCCGGGCATAATCAAGCTAGTACTTACAGTAATAGTATCAGCACCTACTGGTCTACTGGCTGTAGGGGTAATAACCTCGATACCTGCTTTAAACGTATCAGTCTCTATAGCATTATATAAAGGCACTTCAAGATAAGGGTCTCTAGATAATTCCCCTACAAGCCGCCAGTACTGTTCAAAGTCATCTTTGTCAATCATACTGTAGGGTCTAATGCCCATTGTCAAAGAAAAGCAGAAGCCCCCTCTCCGAGAGACGGAGGCTCTGTTAGATGACGTAACAACCAATTCAGATGCTTCTATAGGTGAAAGGTTGTAGGGCGTTATAATATCTCTTTTCCTAATAGATAATTTAGCCATAATCACGGTGTCCTAAATATTGGTTGGTTTCCTCCGTTTTCGACCTCTGCACCATTCAAGGCAGATTGCATCATACCGGAGTTTATCATACGTCTAATTGAACGCTCTGCACGGGTGTCAAAGTCACCTTCAAGAGCAAATGTTATGTTTTTACTGCCTTGGCTTTCGGTGCCAGCTCTTTCAAGCATACGAGCAGACTGTGCATTGCTGTATACTTTCGCTGGTCCGGTTATCAATTCAGGGCCTCTTTCACCAACAACACCAAACTTGTTAGCACCAAGAGAACCGCCTGTATAGAATCCACCACCAAAGGCACCAGCTATAGTGCTGATAACGCCCATAAAGCCACCACCAGAGCCGCCTCCACCAAAGAGACTACCAAGGCTGTTCATAAGCCCACCAAAGATATCTTTGAGACCGCCAAAACCATCTGACAAGAGGGTTTTAGTAGTGTTCCAGAGAGTATCCATGATGCCCTTAAAGCCTTGTTGTTGAGTAGCTGCTGCATTTTCAGCACCTTCTCCAACAGGTCCAGATACTCCGGGAGGTAACTCTAGCCCATCAGTAAGCATGGGACCAGCAATGCCTGCAACTCCAATATCTTTAACAATCATAGGGTTATTAACAGTGGAACCAAGAGCTCCGCTTACTTTGTCAAACACACCTCTACCAAGATCTTCAGCGCCTTTAGCGCCGTAAGAGCCAATGTTAGTGAATATTTGAGCAAGGGCGTTATCTTCACCGGGAGCCCCATCTACTCCTTTGGTAGTAAACAAACCTTCTACAAAAGAAGTCGAAAGGTTATCTACAACATTGTCAAGGAAGCTATTAGCAAATCCTTTGAGTGCTTCCTCTGGACTTGCTCGGCCTCTGATGACATCAGAAATACTCCCAGCCAACCCTTGCTTAGTGCTATCGAGTAAATTCTCGCCTGCTTGAGATTGCCTATCTGTGAATTTTCGAATTACATCATTGCCTTCTTCTATAGCTTCGACAATAGTACCAAGCTCAGTAACAATGTCCTCTTCTAAAACTTTCTTTTGAAGCTCTAGGGCATAAGGCACATCCTCACCAAGTGATTTAATACGATCATTAACTCGGTTAAGAGACTCTTGTAGCTGATTAACTCTTTGAGCATCTTTGGGGTTGTCATCTAAATAACCAGACAAAATATCTGCTTTGACTTTTATACCATCGTTATTTAGAACTGGCATAAGAGTTTTTACTAGCTCGTCAAGGCTTTTAAACTGAGAGCCCTCAGATTCTCCACCACTAATAGCACCCATGGCTTGATTGACGCCGCTCATAACAAGTTCTTGCAGAGGGGCTATCATTTCCTTCATTGTTTCTATTAGGGGGTCTAAATACTGCTTTAGTTCTCTTAAGTCATACCCAGCTATAGTAAGTGGGTCATCGCTACTTCCTACTGAACCTCCAGAGTTAAACCCTGGAATTTTACCAGTTTTATTTAAGTAGTTAAGGAGACCTCTATTATTTTTAGCAACAGACTCTCTAACAACATATTCTCCGTTAGATAGCATTGCAGGTATGGAGTCTGAAGTTCCTGTCCCCGCCCCATATACTGATCCGCCACTGGCATAGCCCTTTCTTATATCGCTAGTAACATCAAGATAATTCTCAAATTTTCTTTCTAATCTATAGTACAAGCTAGAGTAGCCGTTAGCAATCCTTTCAGCATTCTTATCAAACATAACTTTAGATATTGCTTTTGAAAGTACATTAAACTCTTCATTTCCATCTAATTTTCCATCGGCTATTAAGTCTAATAGTTCTGGGAAGCCAATTTTGCGCATATGAGCCGCAATCTGGTTTTTAGATGTTAGAGATTCCCCTGACTCATAATCTAAATAAGAATAAAGACTACCTAATACGCTTTGACTAAACACATCTTGGGCTGAAGGAGAATCTGCCTTAAACATTTGCTCAGCAAACATAGTCGCGAAGCCCTCTCCTCCTTGGGAAAGCTCAGACCAAAGGTCATGTTGGGTGAAAAACAGATTCCACGAGCTACTAGGGGAAGAAAATGGTTTTCCTTGTGGCCCAAGAATCTGGTGCGGCCAAAGCTGGTGAGAAGAACCTTTGTAGTGATCAAATACATGACCTAACTCATGCAGAGATGCGTAGTAAGCTTTAGCTACTGCAAGCCTTGGATCTTTAGAGTCTGACGGTATCTGGGGTAAGCCCACGCTTACAGCTACTCCTGCTGTTCCCTTACTATCTTCGCCAATTAAACCTGCTTCTCTAAACATTTTAGAGAGTAGTAATACAGAAGGCCCGCCTCCAGAATCTGGTATCCACTCAAGGAGGGTTTCGTAACTAGGTTTCAGTATAGTTTGAGCGTAAGCATTATCATAGGCTTTGTTATAGTCAATCGGTGAAAAGGCAGATATTACACCGTCTTTCTCATACAGTTTTCTAAGCTCATTGTATATAGATTCAGTAGCTAAGTAGTAATGATCAACAAACTCATTGGGGTTAGTTGAGATATAACCTGCGGATAGCATTTTCATGAGCTTAGAGTGCGCAGGAGTAGTAAATAAATCCCGAGAGTATTGGCTTATATACTTTGCAAAATCGATTCCACTAGTGTTAAATGCAGTAAACTCATTACTAGGGTTGCGCCTTTCGTTGTATTCTTTCCAAGAAGCGAATAATCTTGCAAAAATTCCCGGTTCCTCGTCTACCTCTCCTCCGCTAGCAAATGTGGGAATCTTTCCTGTTTTATTAACGTAATCTAGGAAGGATTTGTTCCCCTTTGCTGCAGATTCTCGAACAACATACTCTCCGTTAGATAGCATGGCGGGGATAGAATCAGAAGTCCCTGTCCCTATTCCAACAACACTGCCACCTTCGGCATACCCTCTCACCTTTGGCGACTCAGCAAGTTTCTCTATAGCAGTAGCTAGTCTCTTAACATTTTCATCGAGATCTGCTTGAGAAATATTTGCGCTTCTGTCTCTGGTTGGTACTTTGTTATTTCTATTGCTGTTATTTGGTTGGTTAGGAGAAGCAGAAACAGGAGTGTCAAGCCAGAAACTTAGCATTAAGGCTAAAAGATCTGAGCTGTAAGAGCCTGCAAATCTCTCTTTGATCCCTTCAATAAAGGCATCAGCTAGGTCTACACCCATCTGCTTAAATTCGGTATTCCTAAGGTAATGCTCTACGTCCCAAATCCATCCGCCTATAGCTTCTCCAATTTTTCTAAACCAAGAGTCGTCACTAAACGCATAACGAAGAGCTGCTACAGTTGCTACCGCTATTATTCCCGGTATTACATTGGCCCAGCTAAACAACCCACCAAGGAGTCCAGTTATTCCTACTGCAATAACTTGGAATATAGCTTGGCCAAGTGCTGCAGAAAGCATAGCGGTTAACTGAGAAACTAAGAGGGTAGTTAAGAAAGCCTCGCCCGCATTCATGCCCCAGTCTTTAGCTATCTTAAGGCCAAGACCTGCTCCAAAGAACTGCCCAACAATTCCTCCAGCTGCTCCTCCAAATTTAGCGAAACCAGCAATAGATTTCTGAACTGCAAGCCTGAGTCGCTCAACAGCACCATCTAAGAGTTGAGAGTTTACTGCTAGTTTCTTTTGGTTCTGGGCGATTTGAGCTTGAATTACTGCTATCTGCTTTTTGTACTTATCTTCATTAACAAGTCTTTCAAGTCTCAGTATTTGCAGCTGCTCTTGATCATTAGTAGTATTTAGGATTTGCCTGTCTAATCTTATTCTCTCGGCTCTGAAAGATTCGTTAACACCTGCTAGTGCAGCAGTTAATTGTTCTCCTTCGGCTCTAAGTCCCCTAACTGCTGGGCCTGCAGTCCTTCTTTGATAGATGTCACCAATGGTTTGAGCAGTACCCGTAACTGAGCTAGTAAAAGGATTTACAGAATTTCCAATCAAGCCAAAGGCTTTTAACATTGGCTTTGCTGTAAAAGCAGTTATTAGTATACCTGCAAGGTTATCTGATATGAAGCCACCTACTTTATTAAAAGCTTCAACCAATCCTCCCCCGGGTATAACACCTTTTAAGAAATCTAAGAGAGAACCAACTAATCCAGACATGAAGGTCAAGATACTGTTTTGTTGAGACAGTAATCCAGTAATGCCTTCTCCTTTGTCATCCCTAAGAGCAAAGTTTCCAAAAGCCGCTCCAATTACAAGCATAAAGCCAGAAGCTATTTGCTTTCCTAGTGTAGCACCTAAGCCTCCACCTATTAATAGCCTACTAAAAGGAACTGCTAACAGGGCTACCGACAACACTCCAGCTAGGCCCTGAGCAAGAACACCAAGAAAACTATTTCCAGCAGATAAACCAAATTGGATACCTTGCTTAGTGCTGTTTACAAGCCCTTCAAATACCTCGCCTACTGCGCTACCAAAAGACTTTATTGTATCTAGCGCCTTAAATAAATTAGGGGTGTAAGCAACGATGTTATTAATCATGTCTTTGTAGATAGAATTACCAATCACATAGATAAACATGTTGTAGAATAAATCTTGAACATTATCAACAAAAGACTTAATCGGCTTAAGCGCCTTACCTAAAACCGAAGAGTAAGATGCAATACCGCCTAACATACCCGAGAAAATACCGGCTACGCTAAACGTAGATATATAAGTAAATAAATCTTTAAAATCGTATTTTAGCAAGAGGATATTGGTTTGGAGCACTCTTATACTTACAGCTATATCTCTTAGAAAAGATGATACACCTTTTCCAAAACCTTCTATAAACTTTGAAGCGCCACCTGATCCCCTATTGAGAGAGCTAAATATCCTGTTGAAGCCAAAAGCAATATCGTCAGCAGCCACTTTTAGAGAGCTAGAGATAGTTGAGTTTAATTCTGAAAACTCTTGATTTATTTTCTTAGCGCTACCTACTAAGGCCTTCTCTACTGTATTAGCTGTTACTTTCCCTTCGGAAGCTAGGTTTCTAAGTTGACCTACTGATACGTTTAAAACTTCTGCTATAGCTTGAGCTATTCTAGGTAGACCTTCCAAAACAGAGTTAAGCTCTTCTCCCCTAAGAACACCTGAAGCTAATCCTTGGGTTAACTGAGTTATAGCGGCTTCGTTAGTAGCTGCTGAGCTACCTCCTATTTGAGCCGCCTTTTGCAAAGTTCTAGTTAGTCTAACTGCTTGCGCATTGGATACTTTAGTATTTAATGCTAGCTTAGAATACAAAGCAACAGTTGCTTCTACGTCTGTCCTAGTTGCCCTAGAAACATCTAAAAGTTTTTGTTGTTGTGCTACAAGGGCTTTTGTTCTACCTGTAGTTAGGGCAATTCTATTACCGATTCTTGTAAAAGAATCAAGGTTTCTAGAAATGCTCTTAAAACCAACAGAAGCGGTTGCTAGTCCAGCAAAAGCATTTACAAATAACTTTGTGGTCTTAGCTGCTTTCTTTGTAGTGTTGTCAATACTTGCAACAGATTTCTCAAGAGAAGCGACTTCCCGCTTTGCTTGTTTGGCGTCTGCCTCAAATTGAAGTCTAATAGCCATCTCTTGTTATCCTTATTCGTTTTGTAAATTGACTGTTTCAAACAATACACCGTCTACTGAGAAGTATTTAAGCATAGTGGTTTCAACAAATCTTGCCGGTGCTTGCTTAGAAGAGCCTTGGTTCAAATCCTCGATGTAGGGAGTTCCGTTTGTTATATATAGAACTTCAATCTCATCTTTACTCGGAGGTCCAATAAAGGGAGTTTGAGACCCTGATTTAACATCAAGGAATTGATTTCTATTCTCTACCAAGGCCCAAGAGTTTCTTGCTCTACCAGTGTCTACTGGTGTAGCATCTTTGAGCGCACCTGTTGCTTCAAAGGCTTGAAGCCTAGCTAGGGCATTAATGGTTTCAACAACTTCTTCATCAATCTCATCAAATGCTTTGTCAACACCTGTAAGTTTAAGTCTAATCATATATCCACCTTAATGTCCCAACCAGTCTCGTTCATCATCCTAGTAAAGAGCCCCGAGTCTAATAGTTTAGACGCATCGTTCTCTACAGATTCGTTCTCAACTTCTTCTTTGTCTTTCTCTATAGCGTATAAAGAACTAAACAGCTCATGTCCTTTTGCTTTAACGCCTTGTGCAGACAAAAGATAATGGGTTCTATGATCTTCTCTCCAGCCAACTGGCCTTCGCCTAAAATACTCAATCCAATCCATAACTTCTGAATTAGGCCAAGATTCTAGCTCAGATACACGAACCCCTAAGTTAAGCGCCAATTCATGCATAAACATGTCTTGGCTGTTAAGCCTCCGCTTTACTCGTTTCCCTCATCGGCCACTGCTAATCCGTTAAATTGCAGAATGGCTTCGCTAAGCTCCTTAAGCCCAGCAGGGGAAAAACGGTCAAGTTGGTCATCGGTCAACTCTTCTAGTTCAAGAATACCTGAACGAAGAAGAGCACCCATAGCCATCTTGTTGCCCTCTAGGGCATCTACGTTTTCAACTTCTTTTCCTAGTTTAGAGAATACTCCAACTTGTCCAAAAGAAAGTTCTCTTAAAGTAAGCGTCTCACCCCTGAAATCAAGAGTTTCTTGCTTAACTGCAGTTTTATCCAAAAACTTATCAATATCCATAGCCATGGTTTTATTCTCCATCAGTAGCAGGCTTATCGCCTGAAAATAGTTGGCCGTTGTTGGCCTCGAAATCATCAATTACTTTCCTTACAGCATGTAAGGCATGTAGTGTGTTAAGAACTTCTACCCACTTCTCTGACTTCTCTTCAAACTCTTCGAGCCTAGAGGAAGTCTTGTAGAAGCTTGTGTCAATAGCTTTTCGCATCTTATTTACAGTTACCTTCATAACGTAAGGCTGATCGAAAGGCGGTCTAATCTCTTCTGGCATTATTATCACCTATTGGTTTATAAAGGACCCCCGGGATAACCCCGGAGGCCCTTGTATTATTTACTCGTAAGTAGAGCCGTCTGCGCTGTAGCTAGCAGGACCTTTCATCTCACCGTCGATAGTCATAGAGACATTCAACTGGTTAGAGTCAGTCAAGTTAGGTACAATCTCAAACGATGCAACTTTGCCGAAGAAGAAGAAATCAGAAGCTTCTACAAGGGCAGTATTATCTTCGTTTGGAGTAGGCAGATTGTTCTTGTCTACATCAGTGAGCTGCTTAGCGTTAGCCAAACGAACACGGAAGAGGTATACAGCACCGCCTCGGAGCATATCTTCGATGAATGCGTGCTCTTCGGGAACATAGTTAAACGTGAAGTCCATAGAAGGAGCATCAGACTGACCAGCGATCTGTGAAGATACTGCCTGACCATACTGAGGAACGTTTACTATGTTAGCTGGAATACCCAGATTTGGGAACTCACGGATACGACCGATGTTTACTGCGTTATCTGTAGCAGTAAAAGCAAGGCCTGTACCGGTTTCAAACTCAGGTATCCACTCCGAAGGAGTGTCTCCTTTACCGATGTTAACACCAGCAGAACCAGTGCCCTCTACACAGGGAAGGTCTACGTAAGCGAGGGAGGTGTACATACCCGCGCCGATTGAAGTAATATTTGGCATTTTTGCCTCCTAAAAAGAATTGAATTGAAGACTGTAATCAGCCCTGAACAAACTTGTGTCATCCTTATCGATACCCTTTACACTCA